ACCACCAGGATTAAACGGCAATATTAATCTGATGTCATTGGCCCATGAGGTCACAGACAACGTTAGCACAGATAGTGCTAGAATTTTTTTTAAATTAGATAGCATATTCTTGATATTGAGAATTAAAAATTTGATTTGTTTTTTCTGTTGCCAGGCCAGTGATGATAAGACTGGTCCGTGGTTGTAAACTAGCATTGGCTGTACCGTGTGGTACATCTTCCCATTTAAAGACATGGAAGTCACCTGCCTTCCAATGGCTATAGTTGTGTGTACCATAGATATAAAAATGTCCTGGTTCCCAATCTTCTAAGCACACAATAATTCTTCTTAACTTTGACTGATCTGCGTCTGCATAATGAGGATAAGCATCAATGTGATAATTGAACACTTGTCCAGTCATTTGCACATGAGCTCTAGCAGTAACTCGCTCCATGCCAAAAAACTCAATCATCTTATCAAATATAGCATATCTAGAGACATCAGTGTCCGCCTGAACCAAGGTCATTTTAGGATCGCCACCTCCGCGCACAATATCGAGTTCTTGACTTTTTATTCGAGCCTCTCGGGCTGTGGTCATTGATGCATTGTTAGCTGCACCGGCAATGTTTTCCCAATTAATTTTTTTACTTGATGAAACAAGTTCTTGGACTTCTGAGTCCCAAGAGCCAGTGAACTTTCCGCATACTGTGAACCATTCGCCGGCTTTGTCTTTCTTAGAGTAATCAAAATGATATTTGCTATTTTGCTTACCTTGGTCAAAGAAACTCTTGTTGATGATCAATGCAGGCCTCTTAATCCTGATACTACACCCGGACTAAACCAAGTTTGATACTTGTTGTACAGCGGTGCAAAGCTGGCAGATAGTTTGGCCTTTTCTGCTTCTTTCATAATCACAGTGGGGATGCCAAGAGCAGCCGCTTCACGTTGCACTTGCCCAACACTGGCCAAGCTCTCTGCACGTTCCATCAAGGCCGCATTGTGTGCCGCACGAGTAAAGATAGATTGTGTTTCAGCATCAAAGCTGTTCCAAACAGTCTGATTGATAACAATGCTGGTTAGGAACAAGTTGTGCTCAGTATGGTTGATTACTTTGCTGGCCTTGTCGTAGCCCAACAAGAAGAAACGTGGATAAGTTGCTTCCCCACTGTCGACCTCGCCCGAGATCAAGGCAGAGCTAAAATCTTCAGTAGGAATAGTCACAGCCTTGGCATTTAGGCTTTCGAACATGTCAATGCTGACAGGATTGTTAGTACAACGGATTTTCAAATTACGAAAGTCAGCCATGGTTTCGATTGCTACATTACTAGGCATTGTGCGAAAGCCACCGGAGAATGTGTAGGCTAACGGCTTGATGTTGCTACGTGCCGCAACACCAGCCAACAATGCTTGCCCAATTTCACCATCAAGCATGGTTTGTGCTTGGTCTGCGTTGCTAAACAGATACGGTAGTCCCCATGCATACAAATCACGATTAATAGCCGCTAAGTTGTTTACATAAGTGGTGGCCATGTCCATCTGCCCTGAATTAACACCGTCAATTACAGCTTGGCGATGTTCAGGAGTGCGACTGGTTAGATGTGTACCGGCTACTTTATTGTAGTCTGGCAGATCTAACACAGTAATAGTGATACGTCCGTTTGTCTCAGCAGCTACTTCTTGAGCAAAATGGCGTGCTGCCTTGTGAAAAACTTCGTATGGTTCATGGGCTAATACCCAGGTTAACGTAATTGGTTGCATGGATTTTTCCTTCTAAAGCGGGACTGTGGCCCCTGTGCTTTTATTTAGCACATTTACATAGCCGCAGCACCGTTTCCGTTCCTAAACCCAATTTCGCCACCTTCTGCTTCGATGCGTTTGATAGCATCTTCAAACAAGATGGGTGCAAAGTCGGTTTGTTCAACGCAACAACACCAGTACCGCGGGTCAATCTCAGTGCTGTACAAGATAGTTCCAGTCTTGGCATCTACTCCACGTGCCTTCTTTACTCTAGTAGCATGCAAGTGTCCGTGAATATTAACACCAAAGCGGCCCAACGATGCTTCATGCAAAGGAATGTGACTCAAGATCATTCCGTTCAACACATGGTATGCACGTAACTCGCGGAAGTATTCGCGGTACTCGTCATCACGAAAGATGTCGTGGTTGCCACGGATCAATACTTTGTCGCCGTTCAAACGAGCCAACGTCTTCAATGCCTTGCGGTTGATCACAACGTCGCCCAAGTGATACACCTTGTCACTGGGACGCACACGATCATTCCAGCGACGGATCATTTCCTCATCCATCTCATCAGGATCAGACCAGGGACGCAACTTCACAGTGTCATCATCTGGGTGAGTAAACTTACACACACCAGCATGACCAAAGTGTGTGTCACTAATTAAAAATGTAGCAGGCATATGCCCTCCTTAAACAGTTATCCAATCATCTGAGTCCTGGTATTCAATGCTTTCGCTACCGTCATACTCGGTTATCTTTATAAGTTGACCTTGGTCAACCCAAATCACGGTTAGGTCTTTGAGACCACCTAGGTAAGCATCAGGCCACTTCACAAGTGCATAAGCCTGCATCTGTTCAACATCACCCTTGAGCACAAGATCTGCCATACCAGCGTCAAACAGCATATCAGAATATTTGCCGGTGTTCCAGGTTGACCAGCCGGCACCAAACCCTGGCGAACATAACACAGCAACCTTTCCGTCACGTATCAATTTGTTCATCGCCCCCAACCTATCTTTGTATTCCTTTAATCATTTTCATGATCGTAAGATTTTTTGTCACTGTCGTAAGTCCAGCCCAACTGCCGCATCAGCTTCTGCTTGACACGCAAATTTGGAATCCTGGTGCGCTCACAATCTTGGAAACCCATCATAACACCAACTTCTGCTACAGCACCTGAACGGCACAGTCCTGCCAAGCAATGCACCACCACGTTCATGCGCTGATTTAAGGCATGTTGCAATAGACGCACAATTTCTTCGGCTTGCTGATCCGAAATCTTGGCTTCTTCAGGGAAGCCATCTTTGTCGTCGGCATCAAGGAACTCAAAACGATGAGTTTCCTTAAAGTTGTGCGTGGACTCGGGCCACCAGCTAGGCGCAGGGTCCATGATCTGAATCAGCATGCTATTTTCGCCAGCTTCGTGGTGGTACCGCATGGGCACATCAGCAGCAGCTACGTTTTCAATCCAAGGCATAAAAAATCTCCTAATATGTATTATAGCATTAGTAGATATTTTGGTCAAGAATTAGTAGCGATAAGTGTCAGGCTTGTAAGGACCACTAACATTAACACTAATGTATGCTGCTTGATCATTTGTAAGAGTTGTAAGTTTTGCGCCAACCTGTCCCAGGTGCAGTCTTGCAACTTTTTCATCAAGATGCTTGGGCAACAAATACAAACGATTTTCGTATTTGTCAGCATTTTCCCAAAGGTCAATTTGAGCTAAAACTTGGTTGGTAAAGCTATTGCTCATCACAAAGCTAGGATGCCCAGTTGCACAGCCCAGGTTCACCAAGCGACCCTTGGCCAAGATAATGATAGTGCGACCGTTACTGAGTCGCACTTGATCAACCAAGGGCTTGACTTCGGTCCACTCAGCATCTTGAATGCCTGCAATGTCAATCTCGCTGTCAAAGTGACCAATGTTGCACACAATAGCGTTTTCTTTCATCTGCAACATGTGCATCTTGGTAATCACATTGATGTTACCAGTGGCTGTTACAAAGATATCAGCATGCTGACAGGCTTCTTCCATTGTAACCACACGATAGCCTTCCATGGCGGCTTGTAGTGCACAGATAGGGTCAATCTCGGTAATCCACACTTGTGCGCTGAGTGCTCGCAGGGCCTGCGCAGATCCCTTGCCTACGTCACCATATCCAGCAACCACAGCAACTTTGCCTGCAATCATAACATCAGTAGCACGTTTGATAGCATCCACCAAGCTTTCGCGACAGCCATATAAATTGTCAAACTTGCTCTTGGTCACACTGTCGTTGACGTTAATAGCAGGGATAGCAAGGGTACCAGCAGCAATGCGCTCCAGTAGTTTGTGAATGCCTGTAGTAGTTTCTTCGCTGACACCACGAATGCCCTTTAACAACTCAGGCTCTTTCTCATGAACATACCATGTCAAATCATGCCCGTCGTCCAGCAACAAGTTAGGTCGCCAGCCATCAGGGCCAGCAACTGTTTGTTCAATGCACCACCAGTATTCATCTTCTGTCTCGCCCTTCCAAGCAAATACAGGAATGTCTTTTACAGCCAAGGCCGCCGCCGCTTGATCCTGTGTGGAGAAAATATTGCAACTACTCCAACGCACACTAGCCCCTAGTTCAATTAGGGTTTCAATCAGCACAGCAGTTTGAATGGTCATATGCAGTGAGCCTGCAATACGTGCACCAGCCAAGGGCTGTTGGCCTGCATATTCACGACGCAGGGCCATCAGTCCCGGCATCTCTTGTTCGGCAATGCGAATTTCTTTGCGGCCCCAATCAGCTAGTGACAGGTCCGCAACCTTGAAGTCTTGTGGTTTAAATGCTAAATTTGTACTCATGTTGTTCCTTGTTTATTGATGTGTTGATCGTCGACGACGCGGTTCAGCATCGAGTGTTTTGAACAGGTATTCTCGACCTACTTTACCATGTTCAATTTCTTTAAGTGTGGTCAACACATGTCCGTGTCGGGATGGAACCCTAGGTAGGTCCCCTCGCGAAAGTTCTCGGCAGCGTCGGCTTGCGACCAATACTAGGTCATATCGGTTGCCAATAACAGCAACCGCAGCTTCACTGGTAAGTCCCAGTGTTGCGGCGTATTCAAGTTCTTGTTGTTTAGTCATTTTGTTCATTTGGTAATCCATTAGAGTGTTTGTCAGTTGTGTTGTCTAAATCTTGGAACAGGCGCTTTTCTTGTGTGGTCAACTTGTCCTTGTGTGTTTTACGCGGATTTCCACACAAGTAGCAATGTGGATTTCCACAGTCCATGGCATGATGTTTGGCCAAGCGATGGGGTTCTTTAACTGCTTTGTCTTGACCAGTTAGGCCGTGTGCTTTGGCAATTTTTACTTGCCTAGCAATCTTCACGTCAGTTTTGTGACGTCGTTGAGAATTGATAAATTTTGCAAAATCGTTACTCATGTTGGCCTTTAGCAAGCATTATTTAATAGATTGTACAGCATGTATCTTAGTTTGTCAATACATTGTTAGTCTTGGTCATGTTGGCACAAGTGTACATTTGATAGCTGTGTTTTAGATTCTCGGGCATGGGAATGATTTGTACATTGTCAGTGTACAGGGCCGCAACTTGGGCAAATGATTTTGTTGTGCCGGTACCAACGTTGAATGTGCCCGAAACAGGCACACCAAAGAACTTGACATGAGTGTTCACGACTTGACTCACGTGCACAAAGTCTCTCTGAGCAGAAATATCAAATAGTTGCACCGTGCCAGTTTCTTCAGCTTGTTTTTTAAACTGCATGAATGGGCTGGCCTGAGAACCTTTGTGCTCCTCGCCTTCAGGACCGTATACATTAAAGTATCTAAAGCACTGTGCCAGCATGCCACGTGGCG